TACCTTCAGGAACATCATCTGCGAGTGCGGGTCTGTAATTATCAGGCAAGGCACGCTTAGAAACTTCGCCGCCTGGCTCCATATCCTCAGCAATTGAAACTGCAACCATCTGATCTATTGCATCTTGCTTTGATGTGTGGCAACCGATAGTTGTATAAGAACCATCAGATTCCTCTTTTACAGTTGCCCAACCAGCGCAATCGCTTTGTTTATCAGATATTAAATATGGCATAGATTCCTAAACTAAAAGTAAAACTTCTGCATCATCATCAAGTATTGAGAAATCAATTTGAGATTTTGATTTACTTGATAACTTGCCTAGTTTTGTATTGGCTTTTGCAACCTTTATTGAAACTGTTATTTTTACAGGCTCAATAATTTCAGGGAAGTTAGGCTGGATATAATTAGGCTGACCAACTTGGCTTTGAATTACCTCACCACTTGGCACACTTGCATTAGCCGTTAATCCACCTAAAGCAGCCGTTGCCGAAACAACATTTGTTATTTGCGCAGTGGCGCTGGCAGTGGATGAACCTAGATTTGCCGTTGCCGTTGCGAAGGTGATCGGCCCTAGAACATCAACATCTAACTCAGATGAATCTAAGACAAACTGAGCCATTTACTAACTCGCTAAAGTTAGTGAAACTGTTAATGAACCACTTGGGATTGTAAAGGTATCTCCAGCAGTGTAGGCATTACCTGCAACAGTTCCTGAGAATAGAAAGTTGCCTGCGGTTAGATTATCCCAAACAGTAAAGAATGTGGCATCCTCAGAACCTGCAATATTGCTCCAACTTATATCAGCATCAGAAGTTAATCCGCCAGTAGCGGCAGCGCCAAAAGAAACTGATTTGCGAGTTGTTTCAGTAGCAGGGTTTGCAGTTCCTGCTGAACCTGGATCGCCAATATGTAGTTTTACATAAACATTGGTTGCTGAATAAGCAGTTGCATTTCCTACTGCATCAAGGAATTTGTTTGCTAAGTAATTGCTTAATCCAGTTGCCATTACTCATTCCCCTCTATAAACTCCTCGATAATTTCATCGATGCGGCCTTCTTTATCACGCTTAACTTTCTTGCGAACTCGCTTTTGTTCAATGTTGTTTGTTACCTGAACATTAGGCGCTTCAACATTTACATTAGGCGCTGCAACATTTACCTCTGGTGATTCAAGCATTACCATCGCTGGTTCAACAGTTACATTAGGTGCAGCCACATTTACAGTTGGCTCTGGCACATTAACTACTGTTTGTTGATTATCGTTGCGCATTTGTCGGCTCTTAACCTCATAAACTGCGCTTGGATCGGCTGGATCAATTGATGCGACCTGTTGCAACTGGCTACTTGGAACTCCAGTGTGCTTCATCTTAGGTAAACCAATTGCTGCATTAACTGCGGCTGGATCAAATCCAACCTGAATAAGTGCAGTAACAATTTCAGTTCTTAACTTTAAGCCAACATCTTTAGCATCTGCGGCATCAATGTTTTGTAGAGGAACTCGGTATTGATCGCCAGCCTCACCTAATGGTGATAAATCCTCAGTTGCACGAACATCATTTAAACTCAAGAAACCTTCACGCAAACCTTTTGTGTAAGCATCGTAGCGTTCAATAGTTGTACCACGCAGAAGTGCATCAAGATTAAACTTAACAAATCCATCTTTCTCAGGTAGCAATGATGAAAGTGCTTGCTCAATTCTTTCTAACAATGGGCGAAGTGAGTGTTGTACAAATGAAAGGTTCTGCGCTTCAACGCTAGCAAAACTCATTGCACCTGCAACTGGATGGCCTAATAGTGAAATTGGAACTCGGAATAATCTTGCGATTTCCTCTAATCCAAAGCGGCGTGTGTCTAGGAGTTGGGCATCTTGAGCATTTAGTGAAAGTGGTTTAAATGCTGCGCCACCTGTTAGCACACCAATCTTGCCTGCACGATAAGGGCCTGAGTGAGTGATATTCCAATCGCGGCCAATGTTACTTGCTTGCTCCTCAGTTAATTCACCAGGTACTTCAATGATGCCGCCAGGATTTGCTGCATTTCCAAAATAAGAAGCGGCATAAGTATCAGCAGCCATAACAGCGCCGATAGTAATTCTTGCTGCCTCAACTGGGCCTAAGCCGTAGAAAGAACCAGGTAATTTAAATAATGGAATGTGTAGCAACTCATCTTTTGTAAGCCTCATTATTTTCTGGTTAAAATCTTGAGTATAAACTCCGCCTGCTGGATCGTATTCTTTAATGGTTACTTCATAATAAATGGGCTCATTTGGATTATCGCGCTTAATTCTTACTGATTCAGGATTGATGCAATAGAGTTCAACAACTTCACCCATATCATCACGCACTGTAAGAATGTAGGCATTGCCTCGCAAATTTAAAGATGCAAGAACTTGCTCTAAAAATTCCATTCTAGTTGATTCAGGATTTGGTGAATTTACCCAAGCAGGAGTATCGCCATAAACTGCGGCATAAGAAATTCGCTGGCGGCCTCTGCGAACATAAGCACCCATTGGCAATGATGAAATTGTATCGCCGAGCAAACGAACGCAGGCATAAACTGTACTCATGCGGATTGCGGTTTCAGATGAAACTACAACTCCTGCTGGTGAACTATATGCAGGCCTGCCTGGAACTAGCGGCTCAACAAATTGATTGCCTGATCGCTTCTCACCAGATTGGCGCAATGCTCTTGATAAATTCATTAATTAGCCTTTTCTGTAATCCATACTAAAAAACTTCCAAGCACGATTAGCGCGGCTGGAACTGAAAGTATTGCTAAGCCTGTTGTTACGCAGGCAACCCCAACTACTTCAACTAACAAAGCAGCATTTATTTTTTTCATTTTGCCCCCTTAGACTTGAATTGTAAAATATCTAGTTAGTGGCGCCTTGGGTTCAGGCGGTTGCGTGGCTCGGTCATAACCAAAGATTGAGGCAACAGCAGCATCTACCTTGCGACGGCTTGAAGCCTTGGCGACCATTACTCCTCTTGAGGATTGTTTGGTAACGCAGTTTGTGATGTGGCGGGCCAAGCGTTCATCGCCATCGTGAGTAAATGATCCATTAACGACGGCCTCATAAAACTTTTGTGTTGCAGGCACCATTCGTTCCGCTGAGTTTGGATAACTAACAACTGGTAAGCCGTTCTCATCAAGCACCATGAAGGTTCGTTGCCATCTTGCGGGATCGAATACAACTTCTCTAACTTGGAATCTGGAATCTCTGTAAACATCTATTATTGTTTTTTCAACTTCAGCAACTGGAACAAACCAACCTTGCTCTGCATCGTGCGGCTTCTCCCATATTCCAACAACCTTTAAATGTGGTTTCTCTCCACCTAAGAACCAAGCAACTAAAGCAGTTGAATCATTTGAGAACGCTCCATCAAATGCTAGAACTACATCCTCGCCAGGAATATCCTTGCGCTCTGTATCTATTATTGATTCCCACGCACCAGTTGGTAGCCAAGCGGTGGTGGTACTAACAAAACAATTTATTCGCTTTGTTCTAAATTCCGCTTCAGGAGTGCGTAGTACCGCCGATTCAAAATCCTCAAGATCAACAATATCGCCGATGCCAGGATTACTTTCTTGCCAAAGTTGCGGATCACGATGATCTCCTTCTGGCTTAGTAGGTTCCCACCAAGCAAAGAAAAAACTTGGATCAACATTTTCACCCTTAGCAATTCTCTGGCCGTATTGGTAAAGAGAGTAGCAAAGTGAATCTTGTCCGCTAGTTGCAGTTTTAACTCCAGCAGTAGTGATGCCAAAGAGAAGTGAATCTTGCCTAGCACCACCTGCAAGGCTCATTACATCCCATAGTTCTCGATTGGGTTGGGCGTGAACCTCATCAAAGATAACTAATGGAGAAGGGTTTAATCCTTCTTTTGTATAGGCCTCAGCAGAGAGAACTCTATAAACTGAACCTTTATCTTTAAACTCAATTGCATCTTTGTAAAGAGTAAACATTGTTGAAAGTTCAGGATCGAGTTCAACCATTCTGCGGGCTGTACCGAAAACAATTCGGGCTTGATCTCTGTCGGCTGCGCAAGAGTAAATTTCAGAACCATTACCGCCGAGAGTTAAACCTGCTAAACCAACGCTAGCAGCGAGTGCCGATTTGCCATTCTTTCTGGCCATCCCAATTAACGCGGTTCGGTGTTTGAACCTGCCATTTTCTTTTCGGGCTAAAGCGTGATTAAGTAATTCTTTTTGCCAAGGGCGCAGACTTAATAACTCACCAGCAGGTGCTGCGATTGAATCTTTAGTAACTCTACAAACGGCCTCTGCGAACTGGCTATAAAGCGGCCCATCGCCTGCTGCGATTTCTGCATCACTTACTGGCGTTAGCCAACGCGGTGGCCAGGAATTAATTTGTTGCATTATGTTTTTGCTGGAGAAGTTCCTCTAGTTTTCCGCGAGCCTTCACTTCAGCAACCCCCAGTTTTGATCTATCACTTGGAGTTAATCCAAGCAAAGATAAATTTTTAACAATATCACCCTGCACTGTACTCAGCATTCCGAACAAAGGATTTTGATAAGCATAACCTTTATCGGTAAAAAGTATAAATTGTTCAGGCTTTAGTTGATCCTGAATTTGTTTTTTTAATTCCATCTTTTCGCAAAGTTCTAAAAGTATCGTGCCATCTGTATTGGCAATCCAAGGTGCAAGATTTAAAACCTCACGCCAAAGAGTTGCACCGACTTCGCTCAAATGCTCAGGCGGTTGCGCAGAAAATCTTGGCAGTGCAATAACTTTATTTAGATCAGGAAGTTTTTGTTTGCCTGGATTTCCATTGCGCCGTTTAATTTCATTTGGCTTCGCAGCCATTTTTATCCTGTCCGATTTGTACCAAAATGCCCCCTATTGAAAAATTCGGAAATGTGCGAAGTCA